TGTTTTTTTTTTTTTTTTTTTCACCTATAATGCCTCGGAACTTTTCCAGCAGGCAGGTAACCCCTCTGCGGTATACACCGCGTCCAACTCAATTCAACAACAGGTTCGGCAGCACCGCGTACAGATCACGCAAAATGGTGCTCATGACTTCTAGCTCCAGCAGTTCAAACCATGCTTTAAAATCGCCACGCGGCGGTTTTTCTTGCAGACGTTGTATTAGCAGCTGTTGAAAGATACCTTTCGACATGCCCTGTAACCCCGCCGGTATGATCTTACTTACACTAGTCTCAGGCTCTAACTCGCCCAAGAAATACTTCAACAGTTCAGCAGACCGCAGATGAGTACTCACCGAAGTTGTGAGAGCCCTCATTGTCTGAGCGTAAACGCTTACACGCTGAACGAAATCTTCAAGCGCCGCACCCCTTAACTCACGTGCTACATAAACACCTATACCATACCACAGGCGTTTTAAACACCCGTAAGCTGGTGGCGGCCCGAGGCTTGCGGTACCCGCGCAGATGCGTTCCCACCGAATGGTACCAGCCTCTTTGCGTTCCTTAACATCCTCGAATACATTATGCACTTGTTGTACAGCGCTCAAAGCTCGTTGCTCTACGACTAAACTCGTCGTGGCGCGTCCGTTCCTACGAGGGACACGCAGCATCGATAGTAATGAAATCCGGCGACGTGCGATATGAATATCACCAGTCCCGGAAGCACTAACTGCCGTAATCCGCGTATCAGTGTGGAATCGTCGAACTGCCCGCTCGGGCGCCACTATCCCGAGCGATTTTTCCATGTAACGACTGGCCTGCACGGCCAAGTCATCGACCCCTGGCATAGGCCCTGCGTCTTCTACCTTGCGTTGCAATTCCCGCGTCAACAGAGCGAGAACCCTCGGCAATAAAGGTTTCGTGGCAGCTTTACTCATATCAAATGAAAACTGCCCCGGTCGGAGGATCCCGAGACCGCCATTCACGGGGGCTGCCTCGAGTACCTCTCTTGAAATGCGGAATCTGATCAGGCCATTGGCTAAAGTGCCGCCAATGGCGCGCAGATCCTTCTTCTCTTGCGCCTTGAGCGTAATGTGAAATTGCCCCGACATGCGCAGCGCAACAGACACGAAAGCAAAGTAATGTGAAACTTCGACATAGAGCCTCATCATAAGAGTGGGTTCTAGACCTCGTCGCACAGCTCGTTCCGCATTAACTGCATACGCACTAATAATAGCAATGTTGTGCGGCAGTTTTCCTGATTCCTTTGATGGCGGCCCAGTGACGATAGAATAAATAGTGCGCGCCGGCATACCACGCATGGTTCCGTTCGCGTATATAATCCTAAAGTATATCACCGTCCTTCGGCTAACAATTTGTTTCTTAA